GTTGCCTAGGCAAACTGGTAAAAGTACTACAGCCGCTGCATATTTATTATGGTATGCCATGTTTAAACCTGATAGTACTATTTTGGTAGCTAGTAACAAATATTTAGGTGCTAGCGAAATCATGACAAGATTAAGGTTTGCATATGAAACATTGCCTGAATGGATTAAAGCAGGTGCTACAAGTTACAACAAAGGTAGTATAGAATTTGATAATGGCAGCAGAATAGTTGCTCAAGCTACAACAGAAAACACTGGACGTGGTATGAGTTTGACACTAGTTTACTTAGACGAATTTGCATTTGTGCCTCCTAGAATAGCTAATGAGTTTTGGACCTCACTTAGTCCTACTTTAGCAACTGGAGGTAAATGTATTATCACTAGCACGCCTAACCAGGATAATGACCAATTTGCACAAATATGGAAAGCAAGCAATCCTGAGGATGAATATGGAAATATAACTGAACTGGGCAAAAACGGTTTTAAGAGATATATGTGTCACTGGAGTGAACATCCAGATAGAGATGATGATTGGGCAGAAAATGAGCGTCAAAAAATAGGAGAAGAACGTTTTAGACGTGAGCATAATTGTGAGTTTATTACAGCAGATGAAACGCTTATAAATCCATTAAAATTAGTTACAATGGAAGGAGTTGACCCTGTTAGAGTTGATGCAAATATTAGGTGGTATCAAGATATCTATAAAGATAAAATTTATGCTGTTGCTCTTGATCCTAGTTTTGGAACTGGTAGTGATTATGCTGCTATAGAAGTTTTTAGTTTACCTGACATGGTACAAGTTGCAGAATGGCAAAACAACAAAACTGACATGAAGGGTCAGTTACAGGTATTGCAATTAATTCTGCAAAAATTAAATGAAACTATACCTGAAAATCATGTGTATTGGAGTTTGGAAAATAATGGTGTAGGTAGAGCAGTAGTTAAAATGTTAATGGAAATGGGAGAAGAAAATTTTCCTGGTAGTTGGGTACATGATAATCCCCGGAAAGCACGGGGGCTGACAACTACACTAAAAACAAAAGTTGATGCTTGTGCAAGATTAAAGTATTTTGTAGAGCATGAAAAAATAAAAATATTAAGTAGAAATTTAACAAAAGAAATAAAAACATTTGTCGCTCATGGTCCCAGTTTTGCTGCAAAAGAAGGTGAACACGATGATTTGGTTATGAGTACTTTGTTAATTACTATAATAATAAATTATGTAATGAACTTTGAAGCAGATGTTTATAGTAAATTAGCTGATAGTATTGCTGATGATGATATTATTATGCCTATGCCAATTGCAATGATTTGATAAATAATTTAAAGGATAAATTATTATGGCTGCAGAAGAAATTGTAGGTAAACATGTATTTGATATAGTAAAAAGTTATGCTCATTCTGTAAAGCTTTTTACAGATCAAGGAAAATATACTGTAGATCCATTGGAAGCAGCACATTTATATCTTACAGATATAGGTAGCATGGTAATTATTGAGCCTGAATCAGTAAGATTTTATCTTGGTAGACAAGCTGATTATCAAGATTTAAAAGAAATGATAAGTAAAATAAAAAATACTGTAAAGAAATTTGGTTATAATTGGCAAGTTAAGCAATATGGTAAACATTTAGTGCCTAAAGATTTTGCGTTTAGAATAAAACAGGATACTTATACTATGAATGATTTAAATGAAACAATACAAAAACCTTTTGGATCCACAAAAACAAGTTACATAACATGTGAAGGTGCTAGATTAATTATAAGGCACAAATCAGCTGTAAACGAAGAGTCTAGAGGATCACGATCTAGAAATATATCTCAGATTTTTATTGAATCTAATGGAGAAAGAAATAAGTTACCTTTCACAAATTTGTCAGGTGCAAAAGCAATGTTACGTCATGTATCTGAAGGTGGTTATGTCTATGATGATTTTGGAAATCATATTACGGAAACAGTCAGCAACATAAACAATTTAAATCGCTTCTTAATGTATAGTGTAAAAAATAACCTAGTTAATGAAAATACTCAAGATATTTTAGAAGCATGTAGAAGTAAAAAACACAAAATGCGGGAAAATATTAAAAGTTTAATTACAAAAAAAGGATATTTTGAAAATAGAGAAAATTTTAATCCTGTAATTCAAGAAACTCAAGACACAAATGAATTAGAAGAAATGTTTACAGTAAAAACTATTGATGAAAATGTGATGGATACATTACCATTAGTTGCACAAATTGCTCAGGAAATTTCCGAAAGTAACAAAAGAAATGATTTGTTTAATAGTTTTATTACACAATTAGAAGAAAACAGTATTGTTTATAAAAAAATTAAAAACAATGATCCAGACAATCCTAATAATTTTGCTTTTGAGTCACAGGATTTGCAAGCTCAACAATTGATTAATTATTTTGCAAAACATGTTGTTTCAGAAGATCAGCGGAATATGATGGAATCTATTGCATTAAATTATCCTTTGTACGATAGTGAACAAAAAAATAACATTATTAAAAGTATTTTAAATAAAATATCAGTAAATGAAGAAAATTCAGAAAAATCTGAAGATTTGTCGGAAAAAATGATAAATAAAATTAAGCTGAATGTCAACAAAATGGTTGACGAGTCAGTTTTCTTTGCAGTATAAAATACTGCAAAATTTTTTTATTGACAAATTTTATATATTTGTTAATATAAGTTCATAAGCAATGGTGCTTATGATCCAGGCTAATACGTAACTAACACAGGCTAATATAGGCTAACATAGGAGAAATAACATGCCCTCACTAGCAGAAATTCGAGCAAAACTTCTTCAACAACAGCAAACATCTCCAGGCTCAGGAGATAATTCTATGTACCCTTTCTGGAATGCTCCAGAAGGATCTACTACTACAATTAGATTTTTGCCAGATGCAGACACAGAAAATGTTTTCTTTTGGCGGGAACGACAAATGATTAGAATTCCTTTTAGTGGAATTTTGGGACAAGATGAAAGGAAATATGTTGCAGTAACAGTTCCTTGTATGGAAATGTGGAATGAAACTTGTCCTATTCATCAAGAAATTCGTCCTTGGTTCAAAGATCCAAAATTGGAAGAAGAAGCAAGAAAGTATTGGAAAAAGCGGAGCTATATTTTCCAAGGATTTGTAGTAGAAAACCCTCTCAAGGAAGAGAATGAACCTGAAAATCCAATTCGTCGTTTTGTTATCAACTCAAGCATCTACAAAATTATTTCAGCAGCACTTATGGATCCTGACTTCGTGGAAGTGCCTACTGACTTTGAGCAAGGTACTGATTTTAAACTTGTTAAAACTCAGAAAGGTCAATATGCAGATTATACAACTTCAAGTTGGGCAAGACGAGAACGTGCTCTTAATCAAGTAGAACGTGATGCTATTGAACAATATAGTTTAAATAATTTGAATGACTTTATGCCTAAGAAACCAAATGAAAATGAACTTAAAGTTATTATGGAATTGTTTGAAGCTAGCGTACAAGGAGAACTTTATGATCCTGAAAGATTTAGTCAATACTATGCACCTCCAGGTATTAGATCTGAAAACAATGGATCATCTAATACTGCTGATAATAATTATGATGAATCTACAGAGGTAAAAAAGACTGAGCCAGTAAAAGAACAAGTGAAAGAAGATCCAAAACCAATTGCAAGTGGCGATAACAAGCCTAGTGCGAATGAAATTTTGGAAATGATTCGACAACGTAAATCAGCTTCTTAATAGACCTAAACTGTAATGCAGGGGCTAGTAGCTCCTGCACTTCTATCTCGTGAATAAAATAAATGACAAAACCTTTTGATATAGCAAAATTTAGACAAAGTATTACAAAAAGTGTTCCGGGTATGAGCACTGGATTTTTTGATCCTGTTGATTGGATTAGCACAGGAAATTATGCATTGAATTATTTGATTAGCGGAGATTTTAACAAAGGAATTCCATTAGGAAAAGTTACAACATTTGCAGGAGAATCAGGTTCAGGTAAAAGTTACTTGTGCTCAGGTAATATTGCTAGGCAAGCACAAGAGCAAAACATTTTACCTATAATTATTGATAGTGAAAATGCTCTAGACGAAGATTGGTTAAAAGCTTTAGGAGTAGATACTGATCCTGCAAAATTACTAAAAATTAATGTAGCAATGATTGATGATGTTGCAAAGTTAATTAGTGAGTTCATGAAAGGATATAGATCAGATTATGATGGAGTACCATATGAAGACAGACAAAAAGTATTGTTTGTTATTGACAGTTTAGGTATGTTACTTACTCCTACAGATGTTGATCAGTTTGGTAAAGGAGATTTAAAAGGTGACATGGGTAGAAAACCCAAAGCTCTAACAGCACTTGTAAGGAATTGTGTAAACCTAATTGCTGGAAATCCTGTAGGACTTGTAGCAACTAATCACACATACGCAAGCCAAGATATGTTTGATCCAGATGATAAGATTTCAGGCGGACAAGGTTTTATCTATGCAAGTAGTATTGTGGTTGCAATGAAAAAACTTAAACTAAAAGAAGATGAGGATGGAAATAAAACTTCTGAGGTAAGTGGTATTCGTAGTGCATGTAAGGTAATGAAAACCAGGTATGCAAAACCTTTTGAAAGTGTACAACTTAAAATACCATATGAAACAGGACTTGATCCTTATAGTGGATGTTTAGATTTATTTGAAAAGTCAGGAAAGATACAAAAAGATGGAAATAAATTAAAATACATTACTCCTGCAGGTGAAGAAATCAAAGAGTTTAGAAAAGGATGGACAGGAGAAAAATTGCAGTTGGTCATTGACGATTTGAAGAACACACAAAATATTACAGAAATGGTAAATAACACAGAATCAAATCTAGATGAAAGGACTGAATCAGATGACAATGAATGATCAACATGTTGAGTTATTTATAGAGTGTTATTTATTGGGTAAAGAATTTATTGATAAAAAAGAATTAACTTTATTTGCAGAAAGTTATATTGAGCGTTGGGAAAATGCAGGATTTGAAGTAGAACTTGCAATTAATGGTATAGCAGGAGAGGACAAATATTTAGATGCTGCAATAAAAAATTATTTTGAAAATGACCTTGTAGAAAATGATGACGAGTAATGTCAAACTGGTATAGACAAGTACAACAAAGTTTAACACATTTACCTGAAGCAATTGAGCATTATGAACTAGAACTGGAAACAGCAGTTCTAGAATGCTCAATCAAAGGAAATGTAGAAAAATTAAGTAGAGAAATACCAGGAATAGTAGCCTACCGTTTTAATCAATTACAAGATCTAGAAGCTATATTAGAGCATCTAAATATTTTAATGAGACAAAAAAGATCTGAAAAGTTCCAGAAATATTTGGAGCATTATAACAGAGCTTTATCTAGCAGAGATGCTGAAAAATATTCAGATGGCGATAGTGAAATAATAGATCTCCAGCACTTGATAAATGAACTCAGTCTAACTAGAAATAAATTTATGGGAATTATCAAAGCTTTGGAAAGCAAACAATTTCAAATAAACAACGTTATAAAATTGCGTGTTGCAGGTCTAGATGATATAACTTTATAGTAAAAAAATTGTTGACCTTTTGAAAAAAGGCTGTATAATTATTACATAACGTTGAAACAGCAACACACACAGGAGACGCAATGAGCATTCCAGTAAGAGATACAGTAGCAGCAATTGCCAAGCGTATTGAAAATTCCAATAATGGATACACAATGACATTTGACAGAAATGCTGTTGATGCTTGTTATAACACTGGTCAATACATTATCCGTCCATACAGAGATTTTGATGGTGACAATTATTGGACCATAACAAAAAGATAAAAAAGTTGTTGACTTTTTTAGTCAAGGCTGTATAATATTATTATGTTGGTTAGGTAGACAGTTTAATAACAACACACAGGAGACAGTATGTCACAGGTGCAAATTGTTGAAGGTAACTACAGAGGACAGCAGATGGCAGGAGTTGTAGGTCAGCTAGTAAAGCCCTACAAAAGATTTGCAAAGCCAATGACAGGTTATGCAGGTTTTGTTACCATTAAAGTTGGTGCTGATGTTGTCCGAGTCAAAGTACAAGGCACTAAAGGATATAAAACTGTTTCCGGAGATGTTGCAATGACCCAAAATATTATGGCCCTACAGACAACTGAGATTGAGGAGCCAGTAGTGGAAGAAACAGATGAACAAGTTATTGAGCGTTTGCGAGAGCGTTTTGAAATTTTGAATGAAATGTCACAAGCATCAGTAGATGG